ATGAACACTTCAGCTGCTTACTTCTTTAAATCTGTTCCAGAAATGATCTTTAACAAGATTAAAAAAGAAGGAACTAAAAATAATATTGACAATACAAGATTAGGGAAAGCCTTAAAAGATGGAGGATTTGATGCGTTGCTTGGACCAAACCCAATCCCAACTGCTATCAAGCCTGGTGTTGAGATCATGTTTAACCATAACTTCTTGACTGGTGGCAGCATTACCCCAAGGTCTTTGCAAGGATTAGAGGCTTTCCGTCAGTACACGGCTGATACTTCCGAGCTCGGAAAGATGATTAGCAAAGTAGCTGGTGGAACTTTGAATCCAATTGAGGCAGATCACTTCATTCGTAGCTTAACTGGTACTGTAGGCGCAGCTGTTATGTGGGGTTCCAATATGTTCTCTGGTGAACGTGTAACCCCAGAAGATCGTAAGAACCCACTCTATGGCCCATTTGTTGCTAGAGAAGTTCCCCGTGGCAGAGAAGACCTGTACTATGACTTGGCAGAGAGAGCCAATGAGAAGTACAACACCTTTATGAGCCTGAATAAACCTTTACACGCTGAAGAGGCTAAGAAGTATTTCCAAGAGAACAAAGGATTAATTGTTGCTCATGGTTACACTGCTGGTATTGAAGCGCAGCTGAAGAAACTTAATGCCGAGATTCGCAGAACATCTGATTTACCATCCGCAGTAATGTCTCCAGATGCCAAGCGTGAGCGTATGACTGAATTACAAAACGTCAAAAACAATATGCTCAAAGATGTAATTGAGGTTCGTAAAAAAGCTGGGCTGTAAAAAAGGGGAGGTTTTTGAGCCTCCCCTAAGGACTAACGTGAAGAAGCCACAATCGGTAGTGGCACTTTCATTTTATCTCTATTTTGACCATACCAGCAACCTCTTCTTTAAAGAAAAAGCTGGGTAAAAATCGTTTGTCATTGACCTTTAATGCGTCAGCCAGCCCATCTAAACCAGATTTAATAGATGCAACCATATTATCTGCGTCTCTATGGCGTTTATCTGGTGGATAAAAAGTAATCTCTATAGGTATTTTCCCTTCTCCAGTAGGGGCTATTAGCTTTGCTTCTAAGGCTAAAGCCCAGCAAGCAGTCCTATATTCTTTTTTCTTTTTCGCCTTCTTAGCCCAGTGGAGACTGGAGTTAGGGGAAAGTTCTTTGGGAGGCCAGGGTAGGGTAACTGTTTTCATTTTGTCACTATAACATTGTAAGGGTGAGAATTTATTTGTAATGTCATACTATTATATGGGTACAATCTCTTGACATAGTATTTCTTTTAACGGATACTTATCTGTAGTTTAACTGCTAGGAGAACTAAATGAAAACTATTCCTTACACAACCTCAACTGGAGTGAAAATTGGTTCACGCTGGAATGAGTCCCCAAAGCCCATGCCTATTGATGATCCAGATATGATTATCATACAAGGCTGGTTTATTCATACACCGCAATGGCACAAGGCTCGCAGGATTGAGCGCCTTGTCATTATTGGGTTTACATCAATTGCAGCTTTAATCATGCTTGCTATGTGGGTGAGAGTATGAAGCTAACTAATAAATATGGCATCCCACAGACGTTTATGAACGTTTTGGAGCGTCCTACCTATAACAAGGGTAAGGCTCACCTATCTGCTACGCAGCTGCTTAACAGCCCTAAAATCGTGGCTCTGACGAAGAAATTTGAAGATGAACTAGAACAGGATGCATCTGAGATGGTTTGGTCTATATTTGGCTCTGCTGTTCATAACATTCTAGAGCATGGCAGAGATGACCATCATTTGGTTGAGGAGCGTATTCATGCCGAGCATGAAGGCTGGCATATCTCTGGTGCGGTAGATTTACAGATCCTAAATCCTGATGGTGTAGACATTCGTGACTACAAAACAACATCTGTTTGGGCAGCTATGAATGAAAAGCCTGAATGGGAAGACCAACTTAATGTCTATGCTTGGCTAGTTGAGAAGGTCAAGAATACCCCAGTAACTTCCTTGGGTATTGTAGCAATCCTACGGGACTGGAAAGAACGGGAAAGTAAACAGAAGGAAAACTACCCTGAAGCTCCTATTAAAGAAATACCTATCAGATTATGGTCTATGGAGGAGCGTACAGCTTATATCTCAAGCCGTATAGCCATACATAGTTCCTGTGATTTTGCCATTGAAACAGACGGTGATCTGCCTGATTGCACACCATCTGAGATGTGGGAAAAGCCTACCACCTGGGCAATAAAAAAGAAGGGTGGAGTTCGTGCTTTCAAGGTTTATGAAACTGAGAAACACGCTTTAGAAGCACTTGCAGTAATGGATAGCGTTTATGAATTAGAAGTACGTAAGGGCGAACGTACTCGTTGTGAGAATTATTGTCCAGTTTCCCAGTACTGCCAACAGTATCGGGATTATTTATCAACTAAGGAGTAATTATGAAGAAGCTAATCGGATTTGCAATCATTGTCCTAATCTCAACTGGCGTATATGCCCAAACCAAATGTGTACCAGATGGTCGTGGTGGTATCTGCTGCTGGGATGTAGGTTCACAAGGCCCATTTAAGCCAATTGGATGCTGATATGAGTATCTATAAAAAGCTGCAGGAAGCACGGGTAATCTTGCATAAAACTCAATTAAATAAGTCTGGCAAGAATAAGTTTGCTGGGTTTAGTTATTTTGAATTAAGTGACTTTATTCCACAAGTGACTGACATTTTTAATAATGTTGGTCTTTGTGGGGTTGTATCTTTTACCCAAGATACGGCTTATCTGACTGTGCATGAAACTGAGGGTGATGGATTCATTACATTTACATCACCTCTCGTCATGGCAGAGAACGCTAAAGGACAGGCAATCCAGTCTTTGGGCAGTACGCACACCTATTTTCGGAGATACCTCTGGCTCATGGCCATGGAAATTACCGAGAATGATGCGATTGATGCAGGTGAGCAGCCAGCAAAAAAGTCTGAAGCCGTTTCAGTCAGCACTGTGACGGCTGCTGCATCAACCACAATAAATGCACCAGCTGGCGGTACTGTCACTGTAAAGAACAAACCTTTATCAGGTAGCTCAGGAGAGTTTCAAATGAAGCTGACTGCCAAGCCTGAAGGAGACCCAAAAGACTGGCTAGAACTGGTTAAGACATCAGCATTTATGTTGCTTGATCTTGCATCCAGTGAGGAAGATGTCATGGTTATCTTTAAGCGTAATAAGGTAATTTTTGATGAAGTAAAAGCGACTGACCCTGATTTCTTCAAAGGAATCATGGCGAAGTTTACAGAAACAACTAACAAATTTAAGGAGTAATCATGGCTTTTGAACCAAAACCAAACACAGGCAGTCTTTGGCCTAATGAGTATAAGAAGCAAGACAACCACCCTGATGTTCGGGGAGATGTCAATATTGAAAAGACTTTGCTAGAGAATCTTATCCTCAAATCTAAGGGAGACCTTGTAAAGATTGCCATCGCAGGATGGAGTAAAGAAATTAAGGGTAAAAAAGTATTGTCTATTACCGCTTCTGAGCCCTATGAAAAACCATCTGTTTCAGATGACTTGCCCTATTAAGGAGATCACATGAAATATAGCAGACCTTTAGAAAGAGATATTTCCGATTGGGAGCCAGAGCCACGTGTAGAAAAAGTAAATTATGAAGAGCTTTGTCAAAAACTTCAAAATGCTTTAGCCAAATCTTACGTAGATAGTGAAAACCATGCAAAAGAGTTGGAGTATTTAACTTGTCTTTTATCTATCAAAAGAAAGCGCATTGAGCACTTAGAAGGTTGTTTAGCTATTGCAATTAGTCATGGTGAGTTTGATCTTACTAATGAAGAAGAAGATGAAGAATCTTTATCTGAATACCTAAAGGCTAGGCAATGAAAACCCTTCAGTTTGAGGCTACCAAAGTTGCTCTCAAGCAGGATAAGACTGGCTATGTATTAACTTTGTCTTTGCATCCTGACGATATTCCTGAAGACTTACTCAGGGATTTCGTTGGTGCAAGGTATCAAGTAGTTATGGTCAGGATTGGCAGCGATGAACAACCTATGGATAAAGCTGATGAATTTGGTGGTAATAGATCAATTCGTATAGCTGGGTTACTGTGTAGAGATTCTCGTTTTTGGGAATATTTGGTAGAAGACAATCAAATATTCGAAGCAAATGAAGAGTTGGCTACTGACTGGTTAAGAGACTACTTATTAATTCAGTCTAGATCAGAACTTAAAACTAACCATAAAGCCCGTGAATTATTGGATAAATTACATAAGGACTACAACAAATGGAATCACGCAAGCTAATTCCATATTCCGTCTTCTTGCCTGAAGACCAACACGCCCAGATAAAAAAACTTGCTAAAACAAGAAAAGCGTCTGGGCTGATCCGTGATGCGGTGGATATGATGCTAAAAGGCACTGATCTTTATAACAGTGGTTATAACAAGGCAATTAATGATGCTGCCAAAATTGTTTATGACAGCAAAGAGGCTCAGATGATTGCCATTCAAGGCAAAGATCTTGGATCTATTTTGACCGAACAGATTGAAAGTCTGGAGATTAAAAAATGAAAAAGTATGAGGTTCTTTTAAGAGAAGTCCAATATCACACTGTTCTTTACACCGTAGAAGCTAGGGGTGAAAAGGAAGCCAGACGTAAGGCACTTAGAGAATATAAGTATGAAACTCCAGAAGACAAGTGGATTACTGGTTGGAAGTTGGTAGATGGCGAACAAGTTCTTTTAGTGGAGAACGATAATGAATGAACAAGACTTAAGAGATTGTTTTGCCATGTTTGCTTTGAATGGTTTACTTGTTGCGTCTGATGGTGATTACGTAATTCCAGAGATTGCAGAGTTATCTTATACATTAGCTGACGCAATGCTTGAGGCTAGAGCTGGAAAAGGATCTATTGGCTTGCCTCCAGTACGGGCAAGGAAGGCCAAGGGAAAATGAAAAACATATGTGTAGTTAACTTTTGGGAGGGAGCGTTTGATGGAGATTTCTTTGATTTTTTCTTTCGCAGCTGTTTTGGGGACATTAATTACATTAGCGACCCTTACACCGCTGATCTCATTGTTACTTCTGTGTTTGGAAACACGCAAACAGATCCCAATAAGACTCTTGCCTACATTGGCGAAAATGTACGACCTAGTTTTGTGGGCTATAGTCGCAGCCTGTCTTTTGATTACGATACTTATGGCGGTAGGAATCTACGTTTACCGATCTGGTATGCTCGTTTAGCTTGGCCTGGGTTCATTCAAAAACCTAGGAAACCCAATTTCCACAATCATGGCTATGAAGACCTTATTTCAATTGAATCCCTCACAAGGGGACGCACTCTTGATATGAGCCAAAAGACTAAGTTCTGTGCCATGGTTGCTGGAAATCCAGAGGGGCTGCGGGTTAATTTATTTAACTCTATTTCAGAATACAGGCGAGTAGATGGCTATGGGAATATGTTTAACCGTCCTTTACGCAAGTCTAAGTTTGATCTTTTAAAAGATTATAAATTTAGTTTATGCCCTGAGAACTCAATCTATGACGGATATATAACTGAGAAGTTAGTTGATGCCTATGCTGGCGGTACTGTGCCTATTTGGAGCGGTTCTGTTTGTAATGATGAGGAACTAGATGATGGGCCATATTTAAATTATTACGATATTCAAAGTATGGATTGGTTTATTAATCATATAAAAAAATGTGATCAAGACAATGATTTATACAAATATTTTTATGAAAGACCGCTACTTAATAAAGCTCCAAGTCTAGATGATGCAATTCAATTCGTAAGGAGCATAGTGAAATGAAAGAAGAAATACAAAAGCTAATTGACTCATTGCGCCCAGTTCAGACTAAGTTTGATTTGATTCGGGTGGGTGGTAACAATGATGGTGGATACCTTATTCCTAATGATTTAATGGGCATTACAGCTTGTTTCTCTCCTGGGGTAGATGTAACTGCATCATTTGAAATAGACCTTTGTAAGCGTGGCATTGGCTCCCATCTTGCCGATGGGTCTGTCGATGCACCACCCAAAAACTTTACCCCCTTATCGTTTACTAAGAAGTTTCTAGGTGGGTGTAACAATGCTACCCATATGACTTTAATGGAATGGGTGTTAAGCAAGCCTGAATACTACGTTAAAGGGGATTTAATTCTTCAAATGGATATAGAGGGTGGCGAATACACAACGCTACTGTGTACACCGCCTGATGTGCTACGAAAGTTTCGAATCATTGCAGTAGAGATCCACAATGTACATACATGGTTTGACTCTTTAGCATGGCCTGTAGTTACAACCTTCTTTGAGAAGTTATTAGAAGATTTCCGTGTAGTTCATAACCACCCTAACAATAACTGTCCATTTATAGATGTTGATGGGATTTTAATGCCAACGGTATTTGAATTAACTTTGATGCGTAAAGATAGAACGATTGCGTTGGACTATTGTGATCAGTTTCCTCATCCATTAGATCAACCAAATGTATTAGATAAACCTGACAGACCGTTACCTGAAGGATGGTACAAATGAAAGAGAAGTACGGTATCAAACACTTTGAAGGCCCAGTAATGGAGCTAACGACAATGATCGGCTGCCCATTGATGTGTACATTTTGCCCTCAAGATAACTTACGTACGCAATATGGTACGGCTACTAAATACATGAGCCAGACCGATCTAACCGCAATGCTGGTTAAATTGCCTAAAGATACCCGCATTGATTTTTCAGGTATGTCAGAGCCCTGGGCCAACCCTGAATGTACCTCTATGCTAGAAGAAGTCTTATACATGGGATATACCGTTGCTATATATACAACTCTTTATGGTATGACTGACCCTGAGAGAGTTAAAAAGGTACTTGAAGACCATCCAAATCAAGTAGAAGTAGTGATGTTGCACTTGCCTGATGCCAACGGGAATATGAAGGGATGGAAGAATAGTGAAGAGTGGATGAAAGCCCTACAAGTAATGTCTACTCTTAATATCCCTTGCGGTGTAGGTGCAATGACTATGGATAGGTCAGGTGTTGTGCATCCTGATTTACAGCCAATTGTGGGAAGATTATCTGGATGGGTGGGCCATACCAGGGCGGATAGCCTCAATTTAGAGCAGATTGAAGGGCAAGTAATCAGTATCACGCCCCACAATGATTTCTCGCTAACTTGTAGGTCAACACCATTCTATGATCGGAATGTTCTTCTTCCTGATGGCTCTGTGGTTCTATGTTGTATGGATTACAACCTCACTTATGTTCTAGGTAATCTACTTACCCAGACTTATGAAGAAGTAATGCAAGGTAAACCTTTGCAGGACTTGATTGCCCTAAACGAGGCTCCAGAATTTAATAAATGCAGTATTTGTAAATCTTGTGAAAACGTGAGGAAGATATGAATTTAAGAGATGAGTTTGCCGCAAGAATTATGGCTGGCATATGTGCTGGTGATTGGAAGTTTGATACATCAGTTAAAAGCTGGGATGAATTAGCAGTAGCCCGTGCATATGAGATAGCGGATGCCATGCTAAAAGAAAGGGAGATTAGTAATGTCTAGGATCATGGTAATCACCCCGACTACTGGGAAAGATACGGTAAACAAGGCTATGCAAAGTGTAGAAAATCAGACCGTATATACGGAACATTTGATTGTTGCGGATGGGTTTGATGCAATTCTTGCAATGAATAAAATGCCGTATGGTCACATACCAAAATGTGTTTCTTTTGTTGACTTACCCGAAAACGTAGGGGGTAATGGGTGGTATGGACACCGAGTCTATGCGGCTATGCCTTTAATGGTAAACGCTGATTACATTCTATTCTTGGATGAAGATAACTGGTTTGAGCCAAATCATGTAGAGACCATGATTGATAAGATTAAATCCAAAGACCTTATGTGGTCTTACTCTTTGAGGAGAATCTGCAATGAAGCTGGAGAATACATCGAAGACGATGACTGTGAATCACTCGGAAGATGGCCTACCTTCTATGACCACACAGTTAATTTTGTTGATACTAATTGCTATTGCTTTCGTAGGGAGTATTTGGTATCTATTGCCCATGCGTTTTATGGTCAATGGGGCGCAGACCGTCCATTTTATAGAGCTGCCTCCACAAATTTGCCTTCCTTCGGATGCACGGGAGAGGCTACAGTTAATTACAGAGCGCCAGACAGACTACTTACAATGTTTAAAGATGGTAATGAAACAATGAAAAAAGCATATAAAGACCTTCCGTGGAGAAAGAAATGATTGAAACTTTAGTTAAGCCCCAGGCTCTAGATAACGATGTTGCAGTAATGAAGATATTGCAACTAATGGGCCAGTTAACCCCGAATGATATTGCTTACGTGCTTAAAATATCAGCGCAAGTTTACGATGCTATTGCATTGGGGGGAACATACAGTGAACGCAAATGAACTGGCTGATGAAGTAGAAATGTGGGGTAGAGATTTGCTTTCGCTAAACATGAAGGGCGGTGTTCCAGTTATTGAAGGAGCAAAGATGCTACGCCAGCAACAAGCTGAACTGGATACGTTGAAAGAAAGAAATTTATTCCTTGAAGCAATTTACAAAACAATAAAGGCACGATAAAAATGAAACATTTAGACATTGAAGTATTTGTAAAAGACCTTGACAAACTATTTAATGATATGCAAGACAAGGAAATTGCTGGTTCTGCTTTAGTAATTACTGCAGCTAGGGTAATTGAAAATCAAGCAAAAGAAATTGCAGAGATACAACGCTTGTTTGATAAAGCAATGGACGAGTGGACAAAAGAAAAAAACTACTATGGAAGATAATCCATGAGTTTTAAGGTCTATACGGAAGATGGCTGGCATATAGCGTGGTTTGATACCGTGGATCAAGCAATTAAATCAATGTTAGATAACCCAACACACTACTACCACAGGGAGAATTAAGTGGAAATTAAGTTACGAATTATCAAAGAAAATAAAGATGGATCCGCCAATGCAGAAATTGACTTTGATAAAGAAGGATTAGAGTTCTTAGTGCAAGAAGGCATCATACATATACTAGAAGCCTATATTAAACAGAACGAGAACGCTAAAGCAGGAGCTAAATTGCGTAAGAAGTTATCTAAAGAAATTGACATAGACGGGAGATGCTAAGTGGATGGATTATGGGAAAAAGCCAACCAAGTAAGCGAAGTTGGCTATAAAATACATAGCGCTGCCATGATCGTAGAATTGGTTGCTGAACGAATTACAGATAACGCTGAAAGCGGTGCTCTATGGGCTGCAGCTGAAATATTAAAACAATATAGCGAACAACTTGAAAAATTATCATCAGATTTTATGGGTATTAATCGTAACATTAAAAACAAAGGAAAAAAGAAATGAAGAAGCCAACAGTTACTATTGCTCCACCCCAGTCTGGGGCAACTATCTTTGTAGCAACTCCCATGTATGGCGGTATGTGTACTGGTATGTACGCCTCTGGGATTATGCAGCTGGTAGGAGCTTGTGGTCAGAATGGAATCAAGATGTACTTCAGTTTTATGATGAATGAGTCTTTAATTACCCGTGCTCGAAATAGCATGGCTTATGACTTTATAAAGTCTGATGCTACTCACCTAATGTTTATTGATGCGGACATTAACTTTAATCCTAATGACATTCCTTTGATGATTAAGGCTGATAAAGACATTATCTGTGGCCTATACCCAAAGAAGGAGATTAACTGGGTTGAGGTAGAGGCTGCCGTTAAACGTGGTGTTCCAGCAGCAGAACTTAGCAAGTTTACAGGCGCTTTCGTGGTTAACTTACCTCATGGGACAAACACTAAATCAGGCCCAATAGGAGAGCCAATGGAAATTGCCAATGGCGGTACAGGGTTTATGCTAATTAAACGGGAAGTGTTTGATAAGCTGGCTGATAAGGTTCCTAGCTATACCAATGATATGTACCATGCCGTAGATACTGTACGTGAAGTTAAGGTCATTAAAGAGTTCTTTGCCACTTCTATTGATGAAGAATCTAACCGCTTGTTATCAGAGGACTATCACTTCTGCAAGATTGCACGTGAGGCTGGTTTTAAAGTTTATGCTGCACCTTGGGCGCAATTCGGTCATACTGGAACCTATACATTTAGTGGACAACTTCCAAGATCAGCGTAAAGGAGTTTAGATGACAACATTTACCACAGAAGATAGAGAAAACGCAGGGCGTGGGGCTGGAGACGATGCCAGTATGTCCTATGCTGAGATAGCTAAAGAACTGGGTGTAAGTAAGACTTACGTTCAATTAATTGAGACTTCAGCTTTAGAAAAACTACGCAAACGTCTTCTGTGGCAATATGACATCTTAAAAATGAAAGATATTTTCTGATCTATAGAAATAGAAAGTTACTAGACATTGTTAGACAATCTCCATGCCAGACGTGTGGTAGAGAAGACGGGACAGTTGTGGCTGCACATTCCAATCAGCTTCGAGACGGTAAGGGTAGAGGACTTAAAGCCCATGATTATCGGATTGCGGCCTTGTGTTTTAGCTGCCACTCGGAGCTCGATCAAGGACAGAAGCTCTCAAAGGCCGAAAGGATTGAGATGTGGGAGGATGCCCACCGCAAAACAATTGGCTGGCTATTTGAAAATGGGCATATAGGTTAAAATACTAGACGGAGGTAAGGTCAGGTTTGGCTTTTTGTTGCGCAACACCTCCACCAAACAAAGGAAACCAATGAGCTCCTGGCTAATCATTGTTACTGGGCTTATCTACGCCTATATAGGGGTAGAGCAAGCTATCAAAGGTAATCTACCTATGGGAATTACTTATTTTTGCTATGCAGGGGCTAATGTGGGGCTTTACATGATGGCAACCAAATAGTAGAATGGTGCATTGCAACATAACTTAGGAGTTACACCATGTTTACATTTGAAGACCAATATAAGAAGGTTGAGCAGTTAGCAGATCATTACAAGCAAATTAATGATTTCTGGATTCACTCAGTTTTATCTAGCTTAAAGACTTTCTTTAAGACAGGCAAGTAATGGCGTAAGCCACGGGGTGGGTAGAAACTGCTCACCCCTATAGTTCTAGCGGATCGAATCCCAGCTCTTCTGATACGACCTTGGTGCGCCTTCTGAACTCAGCATCATGGTGAGACCATTTGGAGGTTTTCCAACGGCTCATATGGACGGCTTCATGAGCTAGGACACGGATTACTGTTGATAGGTGTCCACATTTCTTTTCTGAGATAGTTATGACGTGCTCGTACTTCTCGCCATCATCATATAAATAGGTTCCCATAGCATCGTCTTGATCTATGATAAATTTAACTTGCTCTGGCAATGGCATAGGCCAGCGATTAAACGGCTTCATGCAATACATGGCCGAGTATAAATTTTTAATGATAGATGGGGTTAGTTTCATACTTTGTTTATGCAGCCACGGAACTCAAACTCACCATTCTCTTCATCGCTGACCATAATAAGCTCTGGCATTAACATTCTGCCTTGGTCAAATGACAGCATTACAAAGCCTGACCGCCAGTCCTTGGGGCTATCCTCACAGTATTCAAAGGTGGCTGACATAGGATCTGCAAGGCAGCCAGTCTGTACGCCCCAAAAGTTTCCTTGGTAATTACTGATCGGCTGGGCAGCTAATACGTGCGTATGACCCGTAATGATGTTCGTGTTCCCCGCTGCGACCAAATTGCTGTAACCTGCCGTGCGGCCACCCTTAAAACGGTGCTTTACAACAGTCTCTTCACCTATCCAAAAGCTCCAGCAAGTCTCCCAGTTGTTAAAGTGAAATTTGAGACTGAAACCATCAATTCCGCTGTACTCAGGGACCTTGTTTACCAGCCATGACTCGTAGCGCATATCGTGATTGCCAAGCGTCCATATCAATCGACATCCTGCTGGCCTGACCTTTTCAATCTCATCAAGATGATAACGACAAGCATTTAACTCTTGCAGAACACTGGGTTTTTGGTCGTAATTGATAGATGGAAAGCGGCTCAAAACTTGGCCATCAAAAGCATCTCCGTTACAGATAATGACTTGTGGCTTAAATTCTTTAATCATTACCAACAGCGCTTTAAATGCCGTGGTAGTTGTATCGGTGAAGTGAGCATCTGAGAAGACAATTACTCTTTTAACTTTATCTACATCAATGCCTCTGCGGACATTGTGCGCTGCAAGATCTACTTTCTTTTTTATTTTTTTTTCATCTCGCTGGGAATTGGTGGTGGGTAATTCGATGTCATAACGTATTTCAATATTTCTTCTTCTAGTCATGGCCGTTCGTGGATTTATTCCTAATTCTTTCCCAACTAATAGTGGGCTGCCGAGTTTTTTCCACAATTTTATAAACTCTTTATCAGACTTTTCGCTATACTGTGCCATCCCAACCCCTTGTATTTAAACGGAATTTAATACACTTTTCGGAATATAACATAAAATTATGTAAGTATTTACATATATTTTTACAACACAAAGCACTATATGTTGATCTATTCTAATCTTTTGTGCTATATTTAGTATACCAAGCCCACTCTTGGTATGCGTTTTGTTCACATCTCCTAGCAGACTTGTGCAACGCAAGCCCTTGGATCCATGATCCCCGAAACCCCCAGCCTAAAAAACTGGGGGTTTTCCTTTAGTAAATTTCTATTGCAAATATTTGTGTTCTGATTTAATCTAGTCGGGCTAGGAGGAAAACTGAACAGAACGAACAAATCGTTTTGCTTAATTTCCTCCGCAGCTTCACCATATTGGTCGGTCAACACAACAGCGATATGGGAAGATCTCTTACTGTGGGATAGATTTGAAATAGGAGAAGGGGTGGCGAAGCCAGAGCCTCAAGTCGACACGTCTGGCGGGTGCAGTGGCTCCAAAAAGCAAACTGTTGAAGGCACTCCAGGATGGCAGGGGTGCGTTCACCAAAAAGCAACCGAGATTTCTTAGTGGTATATCTGTATATATATGGGGGTTATATGACAAGCGTGGAACCGATTCCTTTTTTTGGGATGATGGAAATTGAAGACGATCTTTCAATGACCGCCAATCAACTGGCTGATAAGTTAGAACAAGGACATTGGGAAGGTGGCACAAGAGAACAAGCAGCCGCCATGTTACGCCAGCAAGCAAATCAAATACAACAAATTAAAAATGATTACGATCTTGATGTGAAGATTTTAATGAAGCGTCTCGAAAGAGAAATTAGTAGAAACCAAAATAAAAAGGAATAAAAATGAAGAAGTTAAACCTTGATGTCATTCGTATTGATGGCGATACACAACCAAGAGAAGAACTAGATCAAGAGATGGTAGCCGAATACGCAGAGCTCATGCGTGATGGCGTTCAGTTTCCACCAGTAGTGACATTCTTTGATGGCTCTAACTACTGGCTAGTAGATGGATTCCACCGCTACTTTGCCACCAAATCAAATGGCATGGTCAGTATTGAATCAGAAGTAAAAGAAGGCACACAGCGTGAAGCGCAGCTGCAGAGCATGACCGCCAACAGCAAGCAACATGGCAAACCAGCTACATCTAAAGACAAGCGTAGAAGTGTATTGCGTATGCTTAAAGATGCTGAGTGGGGTACATGGTCTAATGCCAAGATTGCAGAATGGATTGGCGTTTCGCACGTTACTGTTGGCAGAATTAAAGTTTCTTTGGGTGAACCAAAAAAAGAAGAGGTTAAATACATCAACAAGCATGGTCAAGAAAAGACCATGAAGACTGGCAATTTAGGGGGCAATAAAAAAGAAAAGCCAGCCGTTACGCCACCGCCACCTGAATCGCAATATGATCCCACCCAAGATGAAATCACAGAACTGGGACACACAATCAAATCTTTAGAAGAAGAGAATGTAAAACTCAAAGATGCAATCGCTATTGGCTCATGGGATGCTTCAGACATTGAGAAAAAAGATGCAGAAGAAACCATTAAAGAACTGCGTGAACGTATTAGAATATTAGAAATTGAGAACGCTTCTGTTCGTGAATCAAGAGACTCTTATCAGAATCAAAACGCAGAACTTATGCGTATCAACGCATCCCTTAAAAAGAAACTTAGCAAATTTATTGAATAATGGAACTTACCTTACGAGAACATCAAACCGATGTAATTGACAAACTCAGGGAAGGGTTCAAAGCGGGACATAGAACGCAGCTGCTCTATGCTCCCACAGGCTTTGGAAAGACCGAGGTAGCCATTTCTTTAATGAAGGCTACTCATGACAAGCACAATCGGGCTGCGATGGTTCTAGACCGCATTGTGTTAGTCGATCAAACCAGTCTACGGCTAAACAAATACAACATCTCTCATGGAGTATTTCAGGCTGACCACTGGGCATACGATCCTACTATGAGACTGCAAGTGTGTTCAGCGCAGACTTTAGAACGCAGAGCAAACTTTCCGAAGATGGATTTACTTATCGTAGATGAGTGTCATATCGCCAGGGCGCAGACTTCCGCTTTCATTAAAGACAATCCTGACATCCGAGTGATTGGCCTGACCGCCACACCATTTACTAAGGGTTTAGGAGACATCTATTCCAATGTAGTCACAGGTGCTACCACCGAAGATTTGGTTAATAAGAAATGGTTAGCACCACTTAAAGTCTATATTGCCAAAGAAATTGACATGACTGGGGCAAAGAAGTTAGCTGGAGAGTGGTCGGCTGACGATGTAGCTGAACGAGGAATGAAGATTACAGGCGATATTGTGGATGAATGGGTCAAGAAAACCCATGAGATATACGGAAAGCCCATGAAGACGATTGTGTTTTGCGCTGGCGTGGCACATGGTTCGCACCTTGTTCAACGCTTTGCAGAGAAAGGATATAACTTTGTATCTATCTCTTATAAAGACAATGACGAATTTAAGAAGGCTGCAATCGAAGACTTTGCTAAACCTGATACGCAAATCAACGGGCTGATTGCTACTGACATCCTGACAAGAGGATTTGATGTGGCTGATGTCATGATAGGCGTGTCCGCCAGACCTTTTAGTAAGTCTTTGTCATCCCATATTCAGCAGATGGGTCGAGTAATGAGACCGCATGAGTCAAAACAGTTTGCTTTATGGCTAGATCATTCAGGAAACTACCTAAGATTTCGTAAAGACTGGGATGATGTATATACAAATGGTGTCACCGCTTTAGATAAAAAGACTGAGAAGACACAAAAAGAACCTACCGAAAGAGAGAAAAAAGAATCTAAATGCCCTGAATGTGGATACCTATGGCCTGTCCATGCTGATACTTGTCCATCTTGTGGTCATGTAAGACAGCGTAGAAACCAAGTGTCATCCGTGGCAGGCGAACTGGTAGAACTGGCAGGCAATGTCACAGTAGATAAGAAACAAAACAAACAGACTTTTTATTCAGAGCTACTCTACATTGCAGAAGAGAGGGCATACAACCCTTACTGGGCAAACCACAAATACAAAGAGAAGTTTGGAGTATGGCCAAGAGGATTGGAAGAGGTCAAAGCACCGCCAACTTTAACCACCATGAACTGGGTAAAGAGTCAAAACATTCGCTGGCAAAAAGGAAAAAATAAATGAGATTTGAAGACTTTGCAAGACTACACGGGTTAATCATGTCCTCTGTAATTCCTAATAAATGGGTCGCAGTGCCAACAGAAGATAAACCAAGAGCAAGAAATGGCAGATATAAGTATTTAGGCGAGGTTGCTTTTGTGCAGAACTGGGCAACAATGGATAAGCCAGTTGTTTGGCATCCTGATGGTAAGTCTAGTTATGACGCTACCGCCATGCGAACTGCTATGAAAAAAGACCTAGAAGAACGCCAGCAAAAAGAAAAAGAAGCCATAGACAAAGCAAATCAAATCATAGCCCAAGCAAAAAGCGAACTGCATCCCTACTTGGCTGCCAAAGGATTTCCTAAAGATCATGGCATTGTTTGGTATGAAAATAACATAGCCAAACTGGTGTTGCCTATGCGACACGGCAAGGCTTTGCGTGGTGTCCAGTTAATCAATCCTGATGGTTCAAAGAAATTCTTGTATGGGCAAAGAACTAAAGGAGCATACTTTTGCATGGATGGTGGTGGTATTCCTATATTTTGCGAGGGCTACGCTACCGCCTTATCTATTAAAGCGTGTATGCAAGCAAATAAAGTGCCATGTTCCATTTATGTATGCTTCTCCGCATCCAATCTAAAGGAAGTCGCATCAACTGTAAAAGGTGGAATTGTGGTGGCTGATAATGATGCCAATAAGGTAGGCGAGTCATCCGCAAAGGATACTGGCAAACCTTACTGGCTATCAGACAAAGATGGTGAAGACTTTAACGACTATCACCAAAGGGTAGGAATATTTACTGCGTCTCAGTCTCTAAAAAAGATTGTATCGTCTTGCTTGAAAGTGCCATCTTTTCAATATGCGTAAGATCGTTGCCAAGTCTATTGAAATAGTGTTGCCTTACTCTACGAATAAACTTACCTTCAATCTGCCTGATCCTTTCTTTAGATAGGGCATACGCATAGCCACTATCCTCAAGCGTAGCACCGCCACTACGCTTTGTGAGGATGTCCCAATACTTATCCCTTTGCTCAATCGTGTTGCGTTTGTAGGCTTCATCAAACCATTCCCTAGTGGGGAAGTCCACCAGTAAATACTGGTAGTCCCCATAGGTATTGACAATAGGCACTTTACCCTTCCCCATTTTCAGGTTCATATTTTTTCCTTTCTATTTCTTTCACCAATTCAATCAGGGCATCTACCCTTTTGTTCCACAACTGGGAATCTTCTGTTTCAGGCCACGGAATCATAGCTTCTTCAATCACTTTTTCTATTGTTTTCATATCAAATACTCCAAGTTAATCCATACACTTAATTGATTAAATAAATGCCCATTAGGTTCTGCTTCTAATGGGTATGCCGATATACGCATTACTTTTGTATCGCCAAGATTCTCTTCCCAAATATTAATGTCCCAAAACTTAGTCTTGAAATATAAATCGGGATCGGGAATCTCAACCATGCTCCACCAGTCCGTTGATCCATCATAGTTATAAAGGATCAACTCATTGGCTTGATACTGCAATTCCGCCTTGACCATCCGCACCGCCTGATCGTTGTTCCAAAAGACGGATTCATCACCACCTATTTTGGTTCCACCGACCATAATCATTTAGATTCTTCTTTCTTTTCTTTCTCAATGATGACATCACCATTTTGGTCAATGTGATATGGATCACCGCTTTCCGTAGCTTCAATCCATTTCCTGTATTGCCACTTGGCGTTGTCTCTCATCCACTGCTCTGCGTCTCTATCTGCTTGGTTCATAATTCATCTGTCCTTTCCCATTCACATTCTTCACGAAAATCTGCACCAGTCATTTGATTGAGCAAAAAGTCAGCCCTATCTCCCGCTTCATCTTCTGTCGCACCATCTACCTCAAAGCATAGATAGCATGAATACCTCACTTCGTATTTAGGCATTTTTCACCTCATGACCAAGAGTTTTAGAATAACCAGTGCTAACAATGTCGGCATCTTCGTGGTCAAAGTATTTCTCTTCGGCTTTCATGTAAGCATCTGTTTCATCACTGGCTTCAACATAATAGCCATGATCTTTTGTTGATTCTTCGGTAAAAACTACAAAGTATTTAGGCATTTACCACCTCCACAATTTTAAAATCTCTACGCAGATACCTGTCTTCAAGATAGCCATTGAAATGGGCTTCGTCAGTGTCAAACAAGAATTGATCTAATTCCTCAATTGCATCTTCAAAAGAATCAAAATACTCAGGCTCTCCATCGCTTGTCCAAGTATTTACCCAACCATCACATATAGTGTTTTGTAGAATCTCAAACTTCGGCATCTTCATCCTCCTCTTCATCTTCTTCATAAGATTCATATGAACTGGCAATATCCATTTCTGAATCTATGTCTTTGGGAATGTTCTCAGATACCCATACGCTAGTCTTTACTCCTTCAGGTGGATCAATGTTGTAGAACTCATCATCGCCATCTTCCCATTTACCGCAGAAAGCACAACCGCCTTCGTAGTAGTAGGCACGAATGGAATAACCCATTTCAACTAGCGTGGCATACGCATCACAAGGTGGAGACCATGCAGAATCAAAATAGACAAACATTGAACCGCCATTCAACTGAGCAGAATTGTCATAGTCTTCACTCTTGCCAATATCCCACTTTGTTCCCCAGTTTTGAACTCGCCAGTCCCACCATGCTTGGTCAGGATCAACGAACTCAGGCTTTGGCTCTCCACTAACTAGATTTGTTGTAAATGTATGTTTTACCTTTACCTTTGTGTAGTCAGGCTCAGGCACAAGTGTTCCCAAGAACTTGCCACTGTTCCATGCTTCTACTGCCTTCTCCATCATCTTTGGATCAGGGTGTGAAATATATAAATTGTTATTGCACCAATTAGGCATTTTTTTCTCCTAGCAGATTGTTTGTAATGCGGTTAAAAAACTCTTTGTTTATTGCATCTTTAATTTGAATCGCAGTGGTATGACAATCCACCATCTCATTGTCATCAGACTGCATACCTTCGTAGTAAAGGGCTTCACCTAAGTGCAAGGCTTCTTCACTGCTCTTGGCTTCTACTTCAAAATCAAATTGCCAATACTGGGTTTCATTTATGCGAACTGTATATTTCATGTTTGTCTCCTACCAACTGGCTTGATAAGTAAATGAATATTCATGAGGTAATGCCAATACCCTGTCCAAACCCTCAACTGTATTTTTAAGGTATTGGTAATACCATTCGTCTTTTTCATTACCGCCAAAGAAGAATCCCTCAGTAGGCTCTAAGTCTTCATCCCTTTCTGCATCAGGATTCTCAAGTATGTCCTTGCACAAGTCTCTCAGGGCTTCCAACTGCTCCCTTTCTACTTCATACTCTTTGCAATCATCTTCGTCATCTTGAACATTCTCCACAAACCATCCATGAATGGCATTTGCTTTTCGCCAATACATAGCTTCAAGGCTTATCTCTTTAACGACCAGACTCGCACCATTAAATCGTTTTTCAGGATCACCATCAACTCCAATGATCTCGCCAACTTGCTTAGACACATCTTTGTCTTCATCAGACCAAAGATAGCGTTTAGCACTTAAATACATATCTAATCCCATAACATTCTCCTAGCAGTTAATGATTGCAAAATGGCAATCCCAATGCCCAGTTAAGGGCATCAGGATTACAGCACTTATGAAAGCAATAAACCCAAGTAAATTGTTTCGCCAAGAATAATGGCCGTATATATCAGTGATGCAAACAGTAATGCGTTGAACACCCACTCATGGTCTTTAAACATGGCTCACCACCTCAAACTCTCTTGTTTGCCATTTAGGTATGCGAACCAACATTCCATCCCTACTCTTGAATATGTTTCTCTTGTTGGCATATTGCGTGTAGGTAAAAGTATCAAATTCAGAACCACAAAATATCAGGGGTTTGGCAAACTTTACAGTTTGACCAAACTCCAACTTCAACTTAGTCTTGGAAGCATTAGCCAAGCACTTCTCACGCCATTGTTGAGCACTGGTATTGAATGGCAATCCCAGTTTGTTTAGCTTCTTGATAAGGCTTACTGGAGCACCATAGTAATATGGCCCACAACTCTCGCCCATGTTCTTGTAGTAAATCCAACCATCGTCTCCTCTGCGTTTCTCAGTGAGGATAACTAGGGCTTCATGCTGTTTTGATCCAGTGGTCTTATCTTCAACCCAGTGGATGCAATAGCAGACCGAACCACGCATAGATACATCAGTCAGATACCACTTGTGTGTGGTGTTCTCCTGAGAGAACTCTTTAATCAAAAACTCTTTACGACTATTGCCAACATATTGGCTACCTGTCCATCCCATATCAGTCTCCTAAAATTGGTCGTTGTAAGATTTGTTTTCAGCCAATGTATAGCGATCACTGGGGAATTCTCCGTCAGGATCAATTGGCTCATCAACATCAGATTGGTCATACCCTGAAAGAATCTCAGGTCTATATTTGCTCAACACTTGCTCCACGCACTTGTCGCAAACTCTCGCCAGTGGGATACCTTGTGCATCGTTTTCCCACCACGAATATTGGTTTTCATGTAAACAGTAATTCATCAGACTCTCCTAGCAGTTTGTCAAAGATTGGCTCTCGCCAATTTCGGGTATAGAACCCTCATCAGTTTGACTACTCAAAATCCTTTGGAACAACTACATCGAACTTACGCAACAACTCAATGGCCTTGTCAGACAGGCTCATAACTCCGTCATAGTCAGTCAATGTGCGTATGCCAAACTGGTCAATAGAAAACCACAGGCCAATGTATTCAAACTTATCAATACTGGGAATGTCCCACTCGATAAACCCAGTAGCGTCATCATGGAAATACAACTCCATTGTGGATTCGTGTGTGCCTAAGTCTTTCTCGCCCCAAGACCCCTCAAGGATCAGGGGGCAATCGAACTCAGCACGACCAATGAAATAGGTTTGGTGTGTAGTCATGGCTCAATACTCCGAAGTCAGCATAAGAACATTGTTAGTAAAGAAAAACTTATACAAACCATCAGGGCAGTCAGTGAACTCAATATGCTTTTGCTTGAGAACTTTACAGTCTCCGTCTTCAACGCAAATGTCAGCAATACCATCCTCAACTGCCAACTGGATTGATAACAATCCATGCTTATGCATCAGTGGGAAATACTCAGTGGCAACAATATCCAAGAACCAGTAAGCATGAGCAGTCTCAGCGAAGTATTGAACTCCGTCAGTGTGAACCATATCGGGAGCAAACATACGATTGGTCATGTAGTAATTCTCAGTCCCAGTGAACTGGGATAAATCAAGTTTAGTAGCAGTATTCAAGATATTTCTCCTAGCAGTTAGTTAATCAATCTCCTATGACATAGAAGATAATTAGATTCTCAAGCATACAATACTTGACTGTCAAGTGTTTTTTGAAAATATTTTTAGCCCTTACTGGATAAGGCTCTCAGGGCGATTGACCAGAGATCAGAAGCACTTGCTTGTGTATCTTGGCTCATAAAAAAGTAAAGCATGGCATTGTGGTGCGGATTAAAAAGATAAAAGCGGGGGAAGATAGCGAAGCGGAACAGTGTAAAGGCTTCTGTAATACAAGGAGAGAACACTACTCATTACCTCACCCGAACAATGTTCAAGTGAACTGTCCTAGTGTCCTAAAGTATGCTAGTATCGTCATACCTAATTTATACCCAGTATATGAAGATACCTAAGTTAAACCGAAAGCAAGTCAGAGAAGCATTAGATCAAATGCCGATAGAGAGATTGCTTATTGGCTCACAGAGTAAGACAACTACCTTGACAACCAGTCAGATCAAGTTTGCAGAGGAGATGGCTCTTGGCAAAACCAAAGCAGAGTCTTACAGACAGAGCAGACCGAATGGCAGAAAGAGTAATGCCAAACCCAAGACGGCCAGTCGCAGAGGAGCAGAGTTAGCAAGTGATAGCAGAATACAGGCTCAGATAGATGCCTTCAAGCTGGCTATTGAAGCACAGAAATATACAACGCCCCTGCACCTTCGGGCATTGGTTATACAAAGGCTAACGGAAAAGGCTATCGATCCTGAAGTAAAAGATAGTCAGCAACTCAAGGCACTGGAACTAATTGGTAAACTTACTGAAGTCCAGTCATTCACTGAACGCAGAGAGATAGTGAACATCAATGCGAACTCAGAAGAAATGCGAGAGAAGCTGATGCAATCTCTCCGACTGGCATTATCTAATCAGGATGTCACGGATGTAGATGAAGCAGACCAACTGTTAGCAGAGATCACTGGGGAATCAGATAGTGATGATGATGCAGAGTCATTACTTTGTGAACTGAATGATGTAGTAGATATTGATATAGCTAGTGAT